ATATTACTAATTGTACCCACATATCTAATTTCCTCTAGCAGGCTACCGCTTGACTTTTACCAATCTTCCCTTCACCCACGTATTCATGAAGTTCATCAGTCAATGTTCCTGTCTCACAATAAATAAGATTACCAGATTCAATATGCCTATAAATCTTTACTGCAACTTGTGGCTCCTTGGCAATCACAACCCGATTCCCCGCTATGGCAAACGCCAAAGCAAATATCGACACTATTAAAGCTATTACTGAAATAATTAAAGTTTCCATCACAACCTCCTAATATAAAATAGTTCCTCCAAATGGATTCCTATCTGGACTATAAGGGAATCCTCCATAATTAACTACATTATCATATCTATCTTTACAGTCTGCCAAATCATGAGCACAACCAGGAAAGGCTTCAACACTACTACCCACCAATAAGTCAGAGAACGGAGTCACTATAGTTAAGGTTCCAGCTCCATCGTCATCCAGAACTGTCCTAAAGTTTGAATTGTCAAACACTACATAGCCACCATCAAAGTGTCCTATTGCAGTAGCTGCCCATTCAGGAGCAGTTATGATATTAGTCGAAAAGGATGAAACAGTTCCAATTACTTGAAATGCCAGATTATTTACCTTACATTCTGCTCCATAGTGAATATGAGGACACTGTGTAGAATACTTTCGACGTAATCCAGGACGTTTCAAACTAGTGAATACAGGCTCACAGGCTATCGCTGCTTGAGAACCAGACCATTCAATAGTCAGAACTCTACCTTTCCAGACTACTACAAATTCATCAGCAAGATCATTTAAATGCTTCCGATATATAGTCAGAGTCATTATCACAGTAGGAGGGAAACCACTAAAGTTTTCTAACACTGCCGCATCCCTTTGAATATCTATCTTCATCTCTGCCCGTTCAATCTCAGTGTTCTGTTCAACAGCTTGTCTCTGCATCTGATGAGGCAAGTATGTATTCGACTGAAACGTTATCTCAGCATCATGTGAAGTCAGATAATAATTAGTAGTGACACCCAACTTAAATTCATATAGCTCAATTGGATAACCAAAACCTTCTTCTTGTGCCTCAAACGTCATATTCCTAGTACCCTTGCAGAAAAGCTTATCCGTACCATTTCAGTATGATCCCATGCAAATTCTATCCCATCAGCGTCCAATCTTGAAGGATGCAAGAATGAAATCTGCTTAATCTCATTCAATGGAATAGTGGTTCCCAAAGAAGCACTGATTCCTATTATTTCTTCTCCTGGTGCACCTTCCGCTGCTGATGTTAACCTTCGATAAAACACTAAACCCGTTGTGGTAAATATAGCGATATCTCTCTTCCCAGGTGCTAAATTATAAAAGTTCCTATATTCATAATCTTGAACAGTTATTGCATTATCAGTATCATCAATCTGTTCAAGCGCAATAAAGTCCTGAGATTGTGAAGCCATCCAAAACTGAGTATGTCGACCAGCCCTCGCATGCAACCATTCCTTCCAGAACCAAATGTCTGCTCTACCCTCTTCAGCAAAGTCAAACTTAGTCACTACATCAGGAAAACCTGATCGATCGTCCACAAAGGCTGGAGCAATACCAAAATCCACAAGACCATACTTAGATTGATAGGTTAGTTGCAAATCCTCTGCTCTATTCGGTATCCTTTCAAGTATAAAGTCACTCTCATATGCTGTTGGTGAATCAACTGCAGTTATTGCTTCATTATCCACAAACTCAAAACTAATACTAGCAAAATCTATATCTGCAGTTGGTTGAATAAGTATTTGATCTTCAGTCATTCTTCCAACTAAAGCCGGGTAAATTCTAGTCCCAGAAGGCCACTCTTGCAATGTAGGCCTAATCAAAGTTAGTGATGTAGGTTGAATACTCAAGATCTCCACAGCTTCAACTGTTTGTTGGTCAATCACAAATATAGCTATTCCGCCAACCTTAAACGATGTGTCTTCAGTAAATGCCACATCTATCACTAAATCACCAATAGGAGTCAGAGCTGTTGTAAATACACAGTCCGTCCAGATAGGTACAGAAAATAGCCTTGCCTTCCAATCCCAGAGATATAATTCCAACCAGCGTTTATCATCACTTCCAAGGAGAATCCTATATTCCATCTTCCTACGTGGATTCGTTCTTAATCTATTTCTTCTTTCAGTTCCATCATCAGCTTCAATTACTTGAGTAAGCCATTCGTACCTTTCTACTACAGGATCACTCCAATCAGGACTAAAGGAGAATATAATTACTCTATTACCTGTCAGTTCAAGGGTTACTGATTCTGTATCAAAAACCCATGTATAAATAATATCGATTGCAGGAGGACCAGTCAGACCTACAGCTAACTCATATTCCCTACTCTCAAGTGCAGCATATAGAGTTGGTGGTATAGCAGGTTCAGTCAGGATAATACCTGTTGTATCTCCTACCGGCGTCAAACTAATATTATTGTTACTGGTAAAGAAGGCATTCCACACTTCAAATGTTCTTATCTGTGCGCTAACCAGATTCCCCAGTGCAATTACATTTGGAGTAACATGAACCCTGAAGTAAAAATCATCAACAAACATTGGACAAAGCCTACCATCAACAACTTCAGAATTTATTTCTACTGGTCTTAAATCTAATAAAGTTCCAAATATAAAAATCTCACTAAATGGAATAAATATAGTAGGGGGAATATCCTGCCCTTGAAGCAGCATAGGCTGAGTCCCTTCAAAGGGATTCTTAAAGATCGGTGATGGTTCGATCAAGTCAGGCATTACGGAATCTTCTTATACGCAAATGCCAGAAAACCAGAACTTGGAAGATTGTCTCTAATCTCAGGGCTTTTCTTTTCAATAAATGGGAATACAAGCCAGTCATCTCCCCCAAATGAAATCTCTGTACTAGGAGATACATTCTCGATATTGCACATCCTCAAATCAAGAGGCTTACCAACAGGAGTCCATATCGTGGCACTTCTGACAACATGAATGGGCATCTGGAATAAAACTACAGTCGAGTTAAATGTATTCGGTTGTGCAGCCTTGCTAGTACCCGACTTCACTTCCAAGAAGTCTTCTAATGGATAACCCTGTGCTGCGCCCTGCATTGGGGGAATGTAGGCTGTTGGACTAGTAAGACTGCCGGGGGTCTTCCAATCAACTCCATCGAGATCAACACGTATCCAATCCCTGCGACCCACTCCATTACCTATGTTTATCCAAGGCCAACCATGTTGAAAATTCATAGGCTCATCAATGAATGAAGAGGCTTGATCATGAAAAGTTCCCTGTACATATTCCCCGCCAGTATACGCACCTAATTTATCAAACACCCCTACATGCATGTGCCTGAACTCATTAGCAGTTGTCTCCACCACCACATGCAAATACGTTTCTGAAGAGTCAGTAAAGAAATGATAGGCAGTCATATTCGGAAGCAACCAATTTGTTGTCACCCGAAGACCGTTAGTTCCCGGCTGGTCATCGATATCATTCGCACCATTGAATCCAGTTGACCCGTACATATTCAAGAACGGTTCCACTAAGTCCTGACTAACACTATGATATAAGTTGGGAAGAACTGCATCTCTCTGGGCCTGAAACTGAAAGAAACTACCACCCTTTGATAAATACAATTCTGAACTTGCACCATTACCGCTTCCTGCAACAATCTTATCTTCTGTCCAGCCATTTGCTTGTGCAAATACACTTAGCTTTCCTAGTAGATCATCAACATGAAGTGCCGTACCTGTTTGATAACTCATGTGTCTAACCTCAAAGCTACGAAAGCATCAAATGTTAATCGGAAAATATCAGGAAAGCATATATAATCATCAGGCCCAATAGTTATCGTATTCTCAGGCGTATTGTTTTCGCCCGATATATGAAACACACCATCCAGTTCACCATAGGCATTTGAATTCTTGCCTAGCTCTCCATTGGGAGTTTCGTACTCACAGAGAATAACGGGGGTCAACGCATACGACCCATCAATACCTGCGCTTACTTTAGGTTGGAAATCATTAACTTTGCTATTGCTTGCCCCACCATAAGGCCATGCATTTCTAAGATTAGTAGGTGTGCCGGGGGATGTACCCGCACGGTTTTCAAAAGTCAGCCATGCACCACTTGGGTCACGAACCTTCGCGCCTTCTTGACCAGGATTACAGAACATCCTGAATCGATTGTCAGTATTACTAAAATGTACATTCACACTTCCTACATTCCCCATAATAGCCAACGGATAACCGTACTCAGCAGGTACACCATAAGGCAAGAACAGACCCATCATCATCGATGTGTATACCGTTGAAATCTTAGTGACAACAATAAAATATCTGCCTGTAGCAATAATCCAATATTCAACAGTCCCATCATCTATCACATAATAAGTGTCTGCGCTATTGCTTGGTTGATTATCAAAAAGTGCTGCATCATCAAAGGCAACCGCACCCTGAATCTTCCAATTGAAATATGGAGTACCGGGATTTTCTTTAATCCGCATACCTACAAAAATAGTATCAGCAGCAGCAAGTCCTTGACCCGTTAAAAGAACTTCTCCATTAGCTTCAAGGTAAAGCAGATCACCTGTCACCCGTGTAGCTATTTCCCCTATGGTAATATCCACACCACCATCATTATCGGTAAATACCCATCTCCAATAAAAGTGCCGGCCAGGACTAGCAAGCGCACCAGTATGCGGAATACCTGCTGTCATTCCCGCAGCTACTACCGTATCCACAACAGTCCAGTTAATCCCATCATCAGACCATTCAACTGTCCAATCAACGGGTATATCATCTGGTTCTGGAAATGAAGGGTCTCCCCCAATTGAAGGAAATACCTGATAGGAATCAAATTCCACGGCATCATCATACTTCACTTGAAATGTAGCAGCAGTGGCGGCCCTTCTTACAACCACGGAAGTAGTTACACCATTCATTGCTGATTCAGGAATACTAAAATTAGTTCCTGTGACCACATCATTAGAACCGGGAGACCATCTATTCTGCAACCACTCTTCACCAGATGTAATCATGGCTCCTTCAGTGATAATTACAGTGAACACGTCGGTTATAATGAAATCAACAGGCCCATCATTAATCAGAAATTCAATCAGTCCACCTGCAAGATCGTAGAACTCACCAACGGTAGCATCAGGTTGCGCTCCTGAAACTGACCCTGACACAGTAAAAGTGCCGACTCCAACACCACCACCTAGATTACAGGTAATCGTCCACGTTTCAGATAATGAGGGTGGCGGTGAAGCCACATCACTAATAGTTCCATCACCAGTACCAGCATAACCAGGAGTCGGAAATGTCCCGTAACCAGTTATGAATTGACGAACCTTATTCATCAAATCCTTATGATCGTTGGCAAATAAGCCTTGCACATTTGGCATTTTAGTTCTACCTCAAGTATTGTTTAACTTGCGTCGCATTTCTACGCATGATATTCATAATGACTTTTTCATTCTCAGCACTGGTTGAAAACTCTTTGGCTTCTTCCATACCGCCTACATTAATTATTCTTAATGATGAAGGTGGTGGAGCTGTAACTTCAACCTTGCTTACACCTGAGTCTTGTACTATTCCACCTTCAGCAAAGTGCCTTCTTGGTATAGATATACGAGGAGCTTTTATACTAAAGTCTGGTATAGATAGAAGTCTTCGATTCATAGCCTCAATCATACCCAGACCATAATGTCTAACAGAGGCTGTATTTAGAACATACTCACCTGCTGATAGTCTAGCTGGAATCTTGTCACCTTTAGGTCCACCAGGTCCTGTTACTTTCCCTCCACCTGCAAAAGCAGGAACCAAACCACCTTCAGACAATCCGAATCCAAAGGACTTCAGTGCATTCAAGGCTATTTGTTGTGCAGCAACCTTAGCTAGATCTGCTAATGCTGATACAGCAAAGTCTTTAAAGGCCTCTTTAATTGATTTAGTACCCAAAAGAATCTCTTCAAAGGCATTTCCCAATCTATTAGATATCGTATCACTGATTACTCTACCCCAATCAAAGGTAGCCTCTTGCAATTCAAGTATCTTCAGTCGAGATGCTTCAAAAGCAGCAATAGCCGCAGGATCTTTCGTCGCAAGCGCAATCCTCTCTAATTCATCAGATTGAGCCTGTAGAACTGGAAGAGTCTCAGCTCTAAGATCATTAGTTTCTTGAATAGCCTTAGCACCTGAGATAATACCAGCTGCCGCTTCTGCATTAATTGTATCCGTCTTAGTCTTTAAAGAAGCTAAAGTCTGATCAAACTCACTCTCGATAATATCAAGTTCAGCACCCACCTTTTGAGCATCAATAAGAGCTCGGACAATCGCTTCTCCTTCCTGATCACCTTTAGCTTGTAACCTTGCAATCAGATCAGCAAAGTCAGCTTCAATTTGTTCTGTTTGTAGTTCAAGAGGAACTGTTCCACCTTGAATATCAGCAAGAGCTATCTGGACTTCTCGTAATTCATCAGCCAACTCTCTTTCAGCTTCAGCCTGACCTCTCGCAGCTGTGATTCCTATCTGAGCACGTTCCTGACGTAATTGAATAAGTTTAATCTCTGCCGCTGCCGCTTCTTCAGCAGTCGCACCTCCAGCAACAGTTGATGATGCTGATCTTATTGCTTCTTCTTGAACAGCTATTTCAGCATCAATTGCGGCTCTTTGAACTGCAGCTCTTCTATCAAAGAACGTCTTAAAGCTAATTAAATTATCATCCAGTGCTCGCTGAAGAGAAGCTGTTGCAGTTCGAGCCTCAATTGCAGTAATTCTAGCAATACGAGTCAAGTCCTTTTCAATCTGATCTGCTGAAATTGCTGTTACTTCTACAAGATCTTCAAGTGCATCTCCAGCTTCTTCAGTATCCTTTTCAAGATCCTTAAGTGGCTTGTTTTTATTAATATTATCAACTGCTGCTCCAGCTTCATTCAATCGATCAGCTAGACGTTGAAGAGCCGTGTCTCCACTAGCAAAGGCATCAAAGATAGCAAATCCTGCATCTTCCAGTTCTCTCGCTTCTTGTTTTAACTCTTCTATTGCTGCAGCATCCCCATTAAAGAGATCTCGAACACCAGCTAACAATCTCAATACAGTTGCAGTCGCTAACTTCGAAACAGCTGTAATGGCATTAATACCATCAGTTATGGCAGCTATTCCAGCGGCAATCCCTTGCAGAACAGAGTTAAGGGCTAAAAGAGCAATCTCCCAAATAGCAGTTGAGTCCGCTGCTCCAAAGATAGCATCAATCAACTCACCAAAGGTTACAAACAGAGCTCGAACAGTTGTCCCTAAAAAGGAAATAACAGGTTCTAGATCTTCAAAGAATGCAGAGACAGCATCAGCATCTACAATCGTGCCTATAAATTCACCAAAGGCTCCAATTAGATCTACTACAATACTAAGAACAGGTTCAAGAGCTGCAGCTAATCTAATAAATCCATTCTGTGCCCTTTGAAGTGCTCTTGTAAACCTTCTAGAGATCTGTTCATTAATCTTAGCAAAGGCTTCCTCAGCTGCACCAGCAGCATTTGCTTGGTCATCCAAAGCATCAGCAAACACTTGACCATCTTTAGCTGCCAGTGCCAATACATTTGACGCTGCTATACCTGAACCCAACAGCTTAGTTAAAGCACCAACTTGACCATCAGTCGCATCAATTAGTATGTCAAGTGCTGCAGATAAACCACCTGTTTCCGATTCTAATAGAGCTTGAGCTCCTCCAAACTCACCGAATAGATTATTAAGTTCATCAGTCGGCCGTAAAAGT